CCAAGATTTAATTGCTAATTGAAGAATAACACCTTTTAAAAATATTGCTTTTGCCGCTGCATTTGTCAGTGTATGGGTAGAATCGTCACCAAATGTAATAGTAAGTGTACCACTTCCACCAATTTCTGCACCTACAATGACACCTCTTGGTACACCGTATGCGGTTGTTGTGAAAGCACCGCCTTCGTCAACGACAGAATCGCTAACTTCATATTCTACCATAAAACTTGGGGATAATCCTTCTTGAACAGAAAAATTATGGATTGCGTTTGATTTATTTATATTTGCCATTTATTCACTCCTTGAGTCGAGTTTAAAGGTCTGGTAGACCGTGAACACTCTGTTAAATGATTAGGGGGGCTAAAAGCCCCCCTAACATACTTAAACATCGCTATTTAAGTCAATCCCTATATGGGGCTATTACCTCCCCAATTTTTGATTGTTATCTGTATGAAATGTAGACTGTTGCACCGCCATCTGCATGAGCAGATGATGTAAGAACAAGGTCGTTGTCACCAACAGAAAAGACCGCTTGGTCTTCGTCAAGAGTAGCAGTTGCCACCCTTGCTTTGTCAGTTGCCATTGACAATGCGCTTGACAGAGCTGTAGTGTTATTTTTGACTGTTAAGGTCTTAGAGGCGACATTTTCGCCATTTCCAACAACCATTACAACATCAATAACGGTGAATTTAAACGGAGTGTTTATTGTGACAGTTTCAGCACTTCCAAGAAGCGTGAAATCACAAATAATCATTCCATCTTGTGCAACACATTCGGTGATAACTCCATTTCCACTATGAGTAGCGGATATTTCTAATGCACCACCTGAAGCTCTCCAGTTTGCGATACTTGATTTAGGCATGATATACTCCTATTATTCTGCGGTCGCTAAAACAAGCGAACTTTGGTTAACAGCAGCTAATGCGGCAGCGTCAGCAGAGGCTGTGTTGCTTTTATAAAAAGCATCACCACTTGCCTCTAAAGCATCAGCTTCAGCATAAAACTCTGCACGGTTGTATCCGTTGATTACAGCACCACCAAGTTCGATAGTATTTGCATGGTCATCCACTTCTGAAGTGAAGTGAAGGTCTTCTGCAACTGCTTTACCCATCGCACCCTTACCGAATACAATAGCATTTCTGATTCTTTTACCACCAGCATCAGCGTGCAATGTTACAGCAGAGTCATCAAAACGAGAAGAGACAGTTGAGCCGAAGAAATAACCAGCTTCATCCCATTCACGAATACCTACAATGTCTTCATAGATAGCGAAACCAGCATAATAACCAGCCATTCCATTAAGTTCTGGCATTTTAGTGCCGCCTGAACCCATGAAACCATAGCGTTGTGCTGTTTCATAATCACCATCTGATTGAAGGCTTGCAAGTTGTGATGGATGCATAACAATGCACCAAAACTTGTTTCCGTCAACAGTTTCCATCTGAGGAATTTTAAGAGACATACATTTAACTCGTAACGCTCTTAAAATATCAGCATCCATATCGCCAGTAGCAGTTCCTGCTGTAGCAGCAGTCATACCAATAGCAGTGTCTAATTGAGCATTGGTTTTTGTTGACTTTTCAGTCCCAATTGCCGTTAAAACACCAGAAACACTTGTATACCAATTTGGATGATACCTGCGTACAAGACCTAACCCGTCAGATGATGTTCCAGTAGAAAGATTAGGCGATACACCTTCATAGAAGGATTGAAATACCGCTTGATTTTCCCATTTGGTAAACCATTTAGCTAATTGTGGTCTTGCTTCGTCCATTAATTTGAATACCTTTTGGCGTTGCTCGCTCATTGAACCAGACTTTTTCATAATAGCTTTACGATACTGATTACAGTACGCACGCAACCATTTCATAGACTGGTCTTCACCAGTGCCTTTTAAAACTGTATCACCATAAACTGGTGCGCCAGACAAGTCACTGAGGAAAGGAATGAGCATATTATCTCTACCTTGAGCGACATAGTCGTTCAAGATTTCAATGGGATTACCACTCGGAGTATAAACGGAATTACCGTTATCGTCCGAAGAAATGTCCACATTGCCAGAGAATTTAGCCCAGAAGGTATTATACCAACTTTCTTTGCGAAGCAAAGAATTTAGAATTTCAACATTCGCAATGAATGATTGTGAAGATTCCATTTTAAACTCCTTTATTTATTTTTATTAATTAACTATTTAGCTGTCCATATAGCTTTTGGAGTTCGTTCACTGAAAGATTGTCGAGAGTGCTGCGGAGTTCTTTCCTATTCATATCAGCGACACGAATAAGTTTAGCGTTTTTGCCTGTACCACGGACATCCACTTTTTCAACTTGCTTGGCTGAAGCATTTTGAATGTCTAATCTGGCTTTACGCTCTCCTGCCATTTGATAGTTCTTTGCTACCTTCTCTACCCCAAACTCATCAATCATAGCTTTGTGGTAGGCTCTCTCGGTTAACAGCCCATTTTCAGTGTATCCCTTCGCAAGCTCACTTACAGCAGTAAACTCATCATCAGATACTTCAATCCCGTCTGTATTAAAACGCTGTTTCATAGTGGAAACAAACGCTTCATTATCACGACCATTCAGCCGTGATTCGAGATGTTCCTGCGTACGCTTGTTAATCAGGTCGTTTTCCATTTCTCTTATAAGAGAACGCTGAGTCGAAACAGCATCCGCATCATAAGGGTCAACTTCATCCAATTTAGCTTTTTCTGTAGAAAGAGCATCCTGAACATCGTTAGCAGTGAGTCGTTCCAAGAGTTCAACTTCAGACAAATCTTCGTCTTCAGCCGTTAACTTTCGAAGTTGACCAATTTCGCTGGACTGGTCGCCAATCATCTTTTGGGCGTTGACTACCATATCAACAAGGTCATCCTTCGATTTGTCATGGAACGGTGATGGTTTATTCCCATCGGTGGTGTACTCATCCGATTGTGTTAATTCTTGACTCGATTCTCCCTTTTCAGGGTCTGCATCATTCACAACATCATCTGATTCGCTGTTGATATACAGCTCACCGTCTTTTTCAATAAGTTTTACAGAAGGCTCGGTTGCTTCCTGTTCATCTGTCTTCGGTTCTATTTTATTATTAAGTTGTTCAAGCTCTTGTGAAAGAGCAGGGTCTACCTGCGCTTCACTATTTTGGTTTTCTAACATTTGTTTTTCCTTTATTGATTATATTACTTCTCTTTGCTCTGTATACATTTCTCAAGGCATCTTGCCTTGTGTATGTAGTTTTATCTTCATAATCATTTTCAACAACTATTTCAGGTCTGATAATAGGTATATCTATAATATCATTGAAAGGCATTATTTGTTCTTTTTCCTTTTTCCCCAGCTAAGTGGGTTAATGTTAAATTCTTTCTCATAAAAACTTAATTTTTCCTCAAGTTCGTCTCTCTGAACTCGTTCTTCCACCATGTGTTTATCAAGTAAGTCCCCAATCTTCCCATATGCCGATACCATTTCTTCTTCAAGCTGACCCAATCTACTTTCGATGCGCCAATAACCGTAAACAAGCATACCGACCAAAACAAGTAGCTGCCCCAACCATTTGAGATTAATACTAACCACAGCATTATCGTCAACGACAGTACCCTTATAACTCCGTGCAGTTTGTACTTTTTCACTCACTTCTCAATATTTTTTCTTTTTCTTCTTCATTCTATTTCTAACGGTTTCAGGTTGATTAACGCCAGTCTTTGGTAATGATTCTTTGTATCGCCCCTGATAAATAACTCCATCTTTAGGCTCGTTACCCATTTCGGGAGAATCTTTCTTCATCTCTTTTTTCTTCTTTGCTTTTAAATAAGCCGCTTTTTTATCTGCGTGCGCCTTCAGTTTTTTAGCTGTAAGTTTTTGTCTTTTTGAGAATCCTTCGTATTTTTTCTTTTTATCAACCATTATTTAACTTCCTTTTTAGTTTTGCCCAATTTTCTGAGCATCTAATCTTAATTTTTCTTCATCTGTCACCATACCACGTTCTGTTTTCATATTGTCAAGAGTTTGTTTAGTTGTATCCAGCTCTGACTGACGTTGGGCAGCTTCTGACTGCATCTGCATAGTCTGGTCAATGTATTCGACAAATTTTTCTGAACCTACGATTGGGGCATTTTCTACAAGTGTTCTAATATCAACGAGTTGTGGGTTGATTGAACCAATTAGATTTGCCATTGCAACCATGCGGTTGAAGTTGTCTTCTTTCTGTGTGACGTTGCTTTCGCCTTCGTCTAATTCCACATACAGAGACGGATTTCTCACATCGTTAAATACCTGCGCCCCTACGCTTAGATTCATAATTGTTTCGTTGAACTTGCCTTCTTCTTTCACTCGGATAACTCTATCCATCTCAGAATAAACGTAATTAAAATTATCCACAAAATCTTTTGCTAAAACCTTTCTTAATCGACTTAAATTTTTAAAGTACGGATTAATTGCGGCAGCAGCTCTCTGAACTTTCTGTTCAAACAGAACTCCAGACTCTCCACTACGGGCTGTTTCGCCTTTCATAGCTTCAGATACCAGAGATACCCGTTGTGCAAATGCCACACTGTTTTCCGCATTCAGCATAATGTCTGGCGGTAGGGAAGAAGGAGTTAATCTTTGAGGTACAATGGCAGGGTTGTTCAACTCATAAACCATGTTTGGTTGATTGCCTTTCTCCTTCAGAGCCTTAATTGTTTCTTTTTCACGCTTATCAATAAACATACCACCAGAAAGTATCTGCGTTACATAGTCTCTGACTTGAGACTTTGCTTTATTCACATCATCTTGAATATCAAGAAGGTGGTCAACCAAAGATGTTTGTTCGTTTATCTGGACGTTGTAACTATAACTCCAGACGGGAAAACAATCAAAATTAGAAGTTGGTTGTTCTGCGTCTTCGTCTTTGACAATTAAATTTTTGAAATAAGGGATAATGGTCGTTGTGTGAATCTGGTCTTTATTGAACTCCCTGACTATCATCAAACTTGGATTTTCTTTTTCGAGTTTATTAAATTCTTTTTTTGGCATTACCATATAATCGTTACCATCAAAAACATTGACCATTTTGGTCACGCTACGCTCTTGCATCTCAAGCACTCTGTAGCGGTCATTTATCTTGTCATAGTTCTCAAGATTTGATGAATAGGTTTTATCTGTCATCCTACGAACAGTTTCAGATAGTGACTGATACCACGCTTTTGACCTTTCAACTTTCATGTCATACGGGTCAATGCTGTATTGTTCGCTGATAACGTCTAAAGACTCCCAACCTTCTTTCACAAGCCACCTGCAATGTTTTAATTCATAATCACTGGCTCTTGTTTCGGGGTCTACATATACACGGAAATTATTTAATACATCATATTTGAAGTCAAGATAGCCTTCTTCATTTATTTCCCAACTTCTCTGTATCCAGCCACCGAGTTTGGTGGATAATGCGTCTACAAAGGCAACTTGCAGCTTATCTTCAAGGTCTTGCTCGTCGATAATTGCATTCCATCTGCCTTGTAGAATATCTGTAACACCTACAGATTCCACTGTTGTCGGTTTAAATTTTGCTGTTTTGCGGTTTAATTGTTCGTTCCCGACAAGTGTGCTGATTATCGGTGTGATTATATTGTATTTAAGTAATGGTTTTTTATACTTGGTAGCGTTAGTTCTTTCGTCAGATGTGTAAGAATCTCCATTAACGTACCTGACAGCCCTTTCAGAGTCCCTTCTTGCTATTTCAAATGAGTCTCTGCTGTACTTCCAACACTTTAAAACCTTATCAGCTTGTTTGGATAGTACCCCTGCTGCATATTGCGAGCCAGATGGTGAATCGTTGTTGTATGCGTCTTTAGCCATTATGCTGTTTTCCAGTTAGTGCTGCCATCAGAATCAGACTTTCCTATTCGATAACGCCACCCTTTTTTTCTGTTTTGATACACTGCGAGGCTTGGCAAAACTTTTAATGCGCCATAACGCAGCGCATCGTAGTGATGGTCGTCTGCCTTGGTATCAATGTCTTCTGGGTCATTTTGTGCCGATGGTAAATTAGGAAATGTT